TCCGCCAACAGATGGCGTCGACGGTGTCGCCCTGGAGGGCATGCACGGTGCTCGCCATCAGATGAGCTCCACAGTGGAATGCCCGACGCCTAGAAGATCCCGGATGGCAAACCGCGCATCACGCCGATACTCATCGACTGAAGGTGTCAACTCGTCCGCGTTCTTGTTGCCTTCGACACTGCTGTCATAACTGCGGTAGCGTTCGGCGAGCTCAGCACCCACCGAGCAGTAGATAGCTCGGCGATACAGGTGAACGAACTTGCTTTCGCCGTTGATTTCAGTGGTTGGTACATCCGCGAGAGAGGCATAGCCGTTCGCAGTGTGCGCCGCGCAAATCAGGGCCAGCTCGCCATTAACTTGAATCAGCGCGTTTACGGTCACGACTTCAATACGGGCGTCGGTAATGCTGCCGTCCAAGCGAATAGACTTACGCATTTGGACGACATCGATGTCAGGCCAGAACCCGTCATTGGTGATGACGAAAGGTTCTTCGGTGCCGCCGGTGGCAATGAATCCGCTCATGTTTCTGCCCTAAGTCGGCGGTGGCCGAGGCGTCACAGCAAGGAAAGGAGAGAAACCTGCTGATCAGCCTCGGGCCGCCGGGGTTGCGGGGTACGCTCGGTCAGCTCCCTGGTGGGGGAGCAATTTTTTTCAGGAGGCGCTCGGCGCCGTCCAGATCCTTCTTGCCACCGCAGCTGTTATTCAGCTCGATCGCACGTTTAAGCAGTTCAATACCGGCCATTACCTGACCGGGTTGGCCGGGGTTATCCACGTCCAGCCCCGCCACCGTGGCGCGTCCAGTGGCCAGGTACAGCTTCGCCCTGGCCTCGTCGGGCATGTCGTGGTCAGCGGTCAGTTCCTTGGTGCGATGCAAGATTGCGAGGTCGAACGTCTCATTGGTTTTCTGTGCTTTCAAAGCCGCTTCCGCGATCTCTTCGGCAATCAGGCAACCGGTGGTGCGCTCGAAACGGTCTGGCATCAGCAGGTTGTGCTGCAACACGTACGCTGCGATATCGAGAGCACCGGAATATTCGGATGCGTCTACACGCCAGATCATGATCGTGGTGAGTACTTCGTCCTGGGCGCCGTTACCTGTTGCCAAAACGCCGTCGACGTAGGGCACATAGGCCGGCAGAAGCTGCAACTTCAACGCCGCCTTACCTTCGTTCGACTGGATGCCCTTAAGGCGCAGGCGATCCTGTAGCAGTTGAGCCAACTGCATTTCGTAAGCCGTCCCGCCCGCCATCGATACGGACGGCGTAGCGGCAGCGGCTTCTTGAGACGCGAGCGCCTGCAGCCGATGACGTTGGGCGAGAGAGAGAGCCATGGTTATGCGGCCTCTTCGATGTTTTCGACCAAAGCGCCCAGACCGAAGTCTTCGACGACGTAGGCTTCGTTCGAAGACTGGTAGTCGGCGATGCGATCGCGCTCCGGCTCTTCACGGGTCATACGGCGACGGCCACCGATCTGGAAGTAGATCGACAGGTTCTTCAGGGTGGTGATGAAGATGCCACCGTCGATGAAGAACGGGGCGTCCACTACAGGCAGTCCGCCCAATGTACCGTTAGCAATGATTCGTGCCGCAGCAAGCTCGTTTTCGTTGTCCGCCGCGCCTTCGATGTTGGCCAGGAACTTGGAGTGCAACAGATTGCGGTCGACCAACACGACCAGATCCGGACGCTTGCGATGCCATGGGTCCAGCAGCTGGATGGCGTCGTAGACCAGACCGTCGAGAGTCTTGTAGTCGCCGTTCGGGCCGACCGTGACCTTGCCGGCGACCTTGCCGCTGCTCAGGACACGCTCGGGCGCCTTGGTGCGGTACTTCTCCAGCCAGCCGATGTTCACATCCTGCAGCAGCGGGTTGTTAACGCGGTCGGTATCAGCGGCAACCGATTTTCCGTTGAAACCGATCATGATGCGGTCAAGCGCCTGTTGCCCGACGATGGCACCCGACAGGCGAGCTTGGAAGTCTTTGAACTTCGCCCAGGCATCCAACAGCTGATATTTCACGTAGGTGTCGAAGTCGGTTTTCTTGCAGCTGTAGGTGTCACTTTTCAGTGTGCCTACGCTTCGAGGGTCGCGAGCCTTGGTCGAAGTGTCGGTCCGGCCAGCGATCGTCGAGCCCACACCCAACAGGATCGCTTCGCCTTCCTGTTCATCGACGCCGATGATGTTGATCTGCTTCAGGAAATCACTCGATTCCTGGATTGCCGTTTCCAGCGTCTGCTGGATCGTTGGGGTGACGGTGAATTTCTCTGCCGCCGAGGCTACAGCGTTGAGCAGGGCTACCTGCCGGGTGAAGCCGTTGAAGGCGAGTCGAGTTTCGTTACGCATGGTGTTCTCCAGGTAAACCTTGTGATGATCGGTCCGATCAGTAAGCGGTCAGCACTGAGCCTTCGCCGCCTACTACAGGTGGACGGCTCACTTGGCTGTGGTCCTGACTGTCGCCCAGGCGTTTGATCAGGTCGTTGAAGTCAGTGCTGAGCTTGTCGTACTTGCCCTGCAGTGATTTGTTGGCTTCCTCGATCGAGGTGAACAGCTTTGATTGCTCGGCTGCGTGGCCGGCAAGCACCTCAACGACTTCGTTTAGTTTCGAGAACTTCCCGTCGTCGGTAGCGGGCTTGTCATTCTCGACGGGCTTGTTTTTTTCTTTGGCCGAACCCAGCAGCTCGGCAACGCGAGCGAACAGTTCCTCGATCTTGCTGGGGGCTTCTTCAATCTCATCGAATTCCAGCTTCGCTTCGAGCAGCTCCGAAAACAGGTTGTCCGGTTTGCTCTTACGCGCCTTGAGCGGTGATGCGTCAGGGTTCTGCGCGCTGAACGTGAGCATCTCGGTGCCCAAGCTTGCGGGGGAGTCGGTGACAGCCAACCCGTCGAGGTAAGCGCGGCCTGTGTCCGCGAACTTCGGTGCGATCTCGATGCTGGTGTACAGCTTCTGGCGCGCTTTGTTCATGGCGATCAGGTCGGCAGTGGGCTCGATCTGAACGAACAGGGCCAGCTTCTTCGCACCGTTGACGTCCACTTCTTCTGTCTTCGCAGCGAGGACATCCCCATAAGCGCGAAACGGGCTGTCGGGCAGGACGCTGCGGTAATGCTCCATCCAGACGCGCGCAGCGTAGGTGTTCGGGTTGTAGGTTTCTGCGGCGTCGACCAGCCACTGGCGCTCAATCTGGCGGCCGTCAGTGGTCGCGCCTTCAACGGCGACGCGAAACCATTTGGAACGAAATTTCTTACTCATTGAGCGGGTCCTCAAAGCGATGCTGCTGGGTGCAGTTGCGTTGAGGTGCATCGTCGACATTGGCGCTTTTATGAGCAATCGGCGCCAGTTGTAACCTCGGGCCCTACACGGCCCGTCACTACGCCTTCACGCGCGCGTGGCGTCAGCATCGCCGCCATGACGACAACCGAAGCCACACCAATCCGCGATAACCGCCGCCAGGCCAAGTTCCTCTACTGGACAGGCCTGCGGATCTGCGCGATCGCGGAAATGCTGGGCGAGAAAGAAAAGACCGTTCACGCCTGGAAGACGCGGGACGAATGGGACAGGGCCGACAACGTCGAGCGTATAGGCGGGGCACTGGAAGCGCGCTTGGTGCAGTTGATCCTGAAGGACGGCAAGACTGGCGGCGACTTCAAAGAGATTGACTTGCTGCATCGCCAGTTGGAGCGACAGGCTCGCATCGAGCGGTACAAGAGCGGCGGCACCGATACTGACCTCAACCCCAATCTGGCAAAGCGCAACGAAGGCCCGAAGAAAAAAGCGGCACGCAACGAGTTCAGCGAAGAGCAGATCGAGCTGCTCACCGAGGCGTTCACGGATGGCTGCTTTGGCTATCAATTGGACTGGTACCGGGCGAGCAATCAGCGCACCAGGGCCATCCTCAAAAGCCGGCAGATCGGGGCGACCTACTATTTCGCCCGAGAGGCTTTCATTGACGCTCTGGTCACCGGCCGTAATCAGATTTTTCTGTCGGCATCGAAGAATCAGGCACACATCTTCAAGGCGTACATTCAGGGATTTGCGCGTGAGGTCTGCGGGGTTGAGCTGACCGGTGATCCCATCATTCTGTCCAACGGCGCCGAGCTGCACTTCCTTGGGACAAATGCCCGAACCGCTCAGGGTTACCACGGTAATTTCTACTTTGACGAATTCTTCTGGACGTTCAAGTTCAACGAACTGAACAAGGTCGCCAGCGGCATGGCGATGCAGAAGCAATACCGGCGTACCTATTTCTCGACGCCATCGAGCATGGCGCATGAGGCTTACACCTTCTGGACTGGCGAGCGGTTCAACAAGGGTAAGCCTGCTGCCCAGCGCCTCAAAATGGACGTGTCACACGACGCCCTGCAGCAGGGGAGGCTTTGCGAGGACAGGATCTGGCGCCAGATCGTCACGATCCTGGACGCCGAGCAACGCGGCTGCGATTTGTTCGACCTGGAAGAACTTCGGCTTGAGTACAACGCCGACGCGTTTGCCAACCTGCTCATGTGCCAGTTCGTCGACGACGGGGCGAGCATCTTTCCGCTCAACGTTCTGCAGCCATGCATGGTCGACAGCTGGGTTGAGTGGTCCGAAGACTACAAACCATTTGCGGCCCGCCCGTTTGCCGATCGTCAAGTGTGGGTGGGGTATGACCCCGCTGAAACGGGTGATAGCTCAGGGCTGGTGGTCGTGGCGCCTCCGCTGGTACCGGGCGGGAAATTCCGCGTGCTCGAGCGCCATCAATTCCGGGGGATGGATTTCGCGGCGCAGGCCGAGGCGATTCGTCAGATCACGATGCGGTATTGGGTGACGTATATCGGTATCGACATCACCGGCATGGGCTCAGGCGTGGCCCAGCTGGTGCGCCAGTTCTTCCCGAACGTAACCACTTTCAGCTATTCGCCAGAAGTGAAGACACGCCTGGTGCTCAAGGCATACGACGTGATTCACAAGGGACGCCTCGAATTTGATGCCGGCTGGGTCGACATGGCCCAGTCACTGATGGCTATCCGCAAAACCATCACGGCCAGCGGCCGGCAATTTACCTACACCGCAGGCCGCAACGACGAAACAGGGCATGCGGATCTCGCCTGGGCGCTCTTCCACGCACTGCAGAACGAGCCGCTTGAGGGCCAGACCTCAACGAATACCGGCTTCATGGAGATTTATTGATGAGCAAGCGCCGCAACGGAAACCACCAAAACAGCCCCGTAATCCAGCCCCCGGTCACCGGGGAATTGCTGCCGGCATCTGGCGGCAAGATGGAAGCCTTCACATTTGGTGACCCTACGCCCGTGCTCGATGAGCGCGGAATCCTGGACTACTTGGAGTGCTGGCTGAATGGTCGATGGTATGAGCCGCCCATGTCGCTGGACGGCTTGGCCAAGTCATCACGCGCGAGCGTCTTCCTGCAGTCGGGGCTGAACTTCAAACGCAACATGCTGGCCCGAACCTTCATCCCACACAAATTGCTGAAGCGGCAGGCGTTTGAACAGTACGCCCTCGACTTCCTGTGGTGCGGCAATGGGTATCTCGAAAAGCGCGACAACATGCTGCGCACCACGCTTGGCCTGCAGCCTGCTCTGGGCAAATACATGCGGCGCGGCGTGGATATGGACACCTACTACCAGGTGCGTGGCTGGAGCGATGAGCACGAGTTCAAGAAGGGAACCGTGTTTCATCAGCGTGAGGCAGACATTAATCAGGAGATCTACGGACTGCCTGAGTGGTTGCCGGCGCTGCAAAGCGCGTTGCTCAACGAGTCCGCCACGCTGTTCCGGCGCAAGTACTACAACAACGGCAGCCATGCCGGTTTCATCATGTACATGACCGATACCGCCCAGAACGAAACCGACGTCGGGGCCCTTCGTAATGCGCTGAAGTCTGCCAAGGGCCCCGGCAACTTCCGCAACCTGTTCATGTACGCGCCCGGTGGCAAGAAGGACGGTATCCAGTTGATCCCCGTCAGCGAGGTCGCGGCGAAGGATGAATTCGGCTCTATCAAGAACATCAGTCGCGACGACATGCTCGCGGCGCTGCGCATCCCGCCTCAGCTGATGGGCATAGTCCCGCAAAACGCTGGAGGTTTCGGTTCGATCAAAGAGGCGGCAGAGATCTGGGCAATGAACGAGCTGGAGCCTATCCAGGCTCGCATGCAGCAACTCAACGACTGGCTGGGCGAGGAGGTGGTGCGCTTTCGACCGTTCGAGGAAGCATCAGGCGGACCAAGTATGCTCAATCCCTAACCGCAAATTACTCGACGGGCAGTGCTGGCGTGAAGGAAATCGCTGATGCAGACTACTGTAAATCAATACAGTGGTCTGGCAGCCATGAAACGAAAGCTTCCTCCTTTCCGACCCGTCACTCAGATTGAGCTGCGGCAGATCTGGGTTTCACATCCTGAAAGTCGTCGCCTGGTCCTCGAAATTGAGCGGTACCGTCGAGTCATGGCCGAGATCGACATATTTTATAAGTCGACACATCAATCGTGGCGAGACACGGTTGGGGGCAACCTGGTTGCGCTAAATCTGCTGGCCCAGGTGATGCTTGATGAGGGTACCCGTCTACCTTAGCCGACTAGGGCTTGGTTTGATCTTCGGTTTCTGTTCCCTTGGTTGCGAGAAAGAACGCACTACCGGGGAATATCTCTTTCGCAATTTTATGTAACTGAACCTGCGCCTTGAAAATTGATTCTGCTGCCTCTGTCGCGAATGTAAATGCTGTCTCTGACGCCTGAAGCGCAGATATGAACAACACGTCGCCCAGTTCTTTTCGCAGAACCTCTCGGTTGACGGGCTTGCCACTTAGGTTGCTTTTGGCAAATGCGGGTGCCAATTTTTCATTGCTGTAAGTGTTGCGGTTGTCCACTGCTATCAACGTCTGTTCGAATCGTTCCTGTTCGATCGTCAGGTTGAACAATAACTGCATATGCCCGTGATCTGCGATGAACAATAGGTCAGGCGTATTTAGCGTAATCTCGTATTTGGGCGGCTTTAACAGAGGCATAGAGAAGGCCCGTTCTAGATCGGTAGAATATCCTTTGTAGCCAAGCAATATCATGCTGACGGCGTTGTGCTGTCGAGTCATGTTGAACAGGCAGGTGTTTAGGGCTGCTATCTGCTTAGACCTTTTGCTCAACTTTTCTTCGTGTTGCCGGTATTTGAAGGCGCACAAGGCACCAAAGAATGCTCCAAAGGCACCGGTGCCAAACGAAGTAATAGTTTGGAAGGACGTAGGAACAATCGCCTTTTCTATCGCCAGACTTGAAAAATACCACAGCACTAATGCACCTAGCCCCGTCAAAATACCTAACGTTACTGGGTAATAATTATCTCGTTTCATTCTGTACTGCTCTGGCCGATAGAATGGCGCATGCGCCGGTTAGCAACATAGTGGGAGTTTTGATCGTATGAGCCAGCCTTGACTGGCCCACTACGCTTTATTTAAGACTTTTACGCTGCTGTGCGCTCTTTTACTTCAACTGCTATCTGCAGGTTTGCACCGCCCAGAAGGTTCACGAGCGCATCCAGGGAAAATTTGTCGATCTTTCCCTTGAGCAGATCATTCAGCCGCGGCTGGGTCACTCGCAGGCGTTGCGCTGCGTCTTTCTGAGAGACCTCCCAGGACTTTACTGTTTGGCTCAAAGCCATCATCAACTGAGAACGAATTTTAAGGTTTTCAGCTTCCTCTGGCGAGTCAACCAACGCATCCCAGACACTGGCATAGCGTTCGTTTGACATGGTGTTTTACCTCTGTTGTGGCGCGCTGGATGAGCCCGAGCACGCGAAGAATCCAAAAATATCCCGGCAACAACAGGTACGGCGGATCTCGGTGGAAGATCCATGTTTTCCACTGATCATTCCAGCGATTTGAACCGAACTTTCGCCAGGTCGATATCGCGCTTTTCCGTCTTTTGAGTGGTCTTGCGGAACGCATGCAGGACATAGATGCCGTCCGGCCGATCCACCACATAAAACACGCGAAAAGCCCCATCCTCACAGGTTACCCGTATCTCTCTAGCGCCTGGGCCGACCGTCTTCATCGGCTTCCAGTCGTAAGGGTCAAGCCCACGCTGTACCAGCTCCAGCTGGTATCCACACTGCCGGACAGCATCGTACGGGAAGGACCTCAGATCATTAAGACTGGAACCAACCCACACAATTTCCTTCATGTTTACGTCGTTCATAGCGGAGGTGCCTTAAGAAAGGTGAATTAGGGTGCTTGGTCGCCATGTGTTTGTTCCTTCATTCGTGAAGCCAGCGGGGAAGTCATCAGGGGATAGATGCTGCCGGAGCTACAACGCGGCCGGAATTGACCGCAGCCCTATTTATATCCGAACAGATATATTCAGTCAATGACTGCCCAGCGAAAATTGCAGATCTGCGAGCGTGGACTTTTCCAGGCACAAAAAAGCCCCGCAATTGGCGGGGCTTTCTCACTTACCGGCGACTTACCCTTGGGTTAGGCTCAATTGGCGCGGCTCCGGCCCACCAAACATCCAGCACTTCACGGTCGCTTTGCGGATCGCGCTATCCACCGCCTTCAGTTCGCGGAAGCGCGGCTCGCTGCAGCGCTTGAGAGCATTGGTGACTTCGCTGCTGATGATGAGCCTGATGCCATTGGCGGCGAACAGCCCGGTCAGATGAGGCATGTTGAGCGCTATCATCCCGGGCTTCTTCGAGTGGTTGTAAGCGATACCCTTGCCGTCCAGCTGCTGCAGTGCTGCCCAGAATTCGGCGACGACGTCTGCCGGCGGCAGTTCAACGGTGCCGATGGCTTCCAGATCCGGGACAGGCACACCCATGGCGTTCGATAAATTGGTGATTTCCACCGACAACAAATCACGCATCGAGCGGTTACGAGCCCGCAGCAGTTCCTTCAGGAGTGCTAGGCGATGTTTGGACATGCTGATCTGTTGCGCGATCGTTATCGCGGCAGGGCGGCTGACTGCGCCCTTGGTCCAGTACTGCCAAAGCACCTCGTCGCATTCTTCCTGGTATTGGATGATCTTGTCGCGAAGCTCAGGTTTGACCTTGCTGGGGCTGATGGTCATCAGCCAAGAGGCCAACTTCCGGAGAGGCATACACAGCGCTTCCTGAACGCCCCCCAGTGAAGGTGTTGAGATGATCTCAATACCCCAGCGGTCTGATGCACCTTTGAGCTTCGTAAACTGCCCCGCCCAATCCACGCCGATATTTTCGACCACTGCTTTCATCGCTACGTACGGCTCGTTGTCCTTACCCACCAAGACAACGGTGTCGCCGTGAAACGGAACGGGCATCAGTTGGGTATTCATGCATCACCTCCATCAGCTCCGCAGCCCGAGATCGTGGGGAGTGGTGGGGTCGGCAGACCGAGGAAGCCGTTCAACTGCTGCAGTTGATGGTACAGGGTGTGGCGTTCAAATCTGCCCGTCGCGTCGTCCAGCCACTTGGCGAGATCGAGGGCTCGCTTTTGAAGAAGGAGCAGATACCGCTCCCGGTAATCGGACCAATGCTCACAGAGCGCATCGTCACACCCTTCCTGGTACTGAATAAACTTATCGAGCAGCTCGGGTGCCACGTTACTTGGGCTTATCGAGTCGAACCAGGTGGCGAGATTAGAAAGAGGGAGACACGCCATACTGTATGGTTTGCCGTCGCCGCCAGTTGTGGTGATTTCCTCCATAACTGGACCGTAGTTATCGGCCAGCTTGGTTTGCTGGCTTATCCAGTCCAGCCCCATATTGATGACGATCGGTTGCATGGCCACAAACGGTTCGTCGTCATTGTCGATAAGCATGATGGTGTCGCCATAAAACGCAACGGGCATCAGTTGAGTATTCATTCATCGCATCCTTCGTTGAATCAACTGTGGCGATTTCCCCCACAGTTGATCTGCTTGAGGTAATTACCGAGGCTGGTGGCCAGCTGCAGAGCGCAGCACGTTGTTGAGGCTTTCGCAGATCCCGTCGAGAAAACCAGCCAGCATCTGAGGCTGGTACAGCCCGGGGGCGTCTGCTTGTTGTGCCAGCGCGTGCACCAGGGCGAGCGAATCGCGCACTCGTTCCAGATCAAACAGATCGTCATCAGTGAGGGAGTGGAGCCTTCTCATTGCGCACCGCCTTGCGCTTCGAGAGCCCGTGCCTGATGCATGTGATGGTTGTAGCGCTTGATGCGGGTGGGGAGGGAGGAATCAGCGTGCAGCGCGGCAAGCGCCATGCGGCGATGGGCATATGCACGAATTTTGGACGGAATGAGGGCTGTCATGGTGTGGCTCCTAACGTTTGTCTGGAGCTACCACCGATCGTCGCCAAACGATAAGGGTGGCAGCTGTACGCAGGTTGGCGAACCGGGACGTTAGGAACCCGGCAGACCCGAAGGTCTCCCACGCACAGCCGCCATAACGCGAAACTGCGGGCGCAAAAAAAGCGCCTGCTTTCGGAATGGGGCGCTGTTGCGCCTAACGTGCTCGGGTCGCCAAACCCGGTCGCTGAATTGGCAGCGACGTGCGCAATGTATGCCTTTAGACCTTTACATTGCAAGCATCCCCGGACAAATGAATGCGCTCAGCTGAAATCCCAAGGGGGGAGGCCACGGATCTGGCGATGCGCGAACGCAATGTCCGGGGATAGTTTGAGAAGTGTGGGGCTAGCTTTGAGGAAGCGCTGCCAGGGCTGGCGGCAATGGCGCGGTGGGAACGCCCAGTGCGTCGTTGACCTGCCGCAACCGGTTATACAAACCCTGCCGTTCAAAGTCGTCCGACGATGCGCGTATCAGCTTTTCAAAGTCGTGTGCTTGCTGCTGAAGAATGACGAACTGTTTGAAGTTTATGCCGTCCCGCGCGCTACGGGTGACGCCTGGCGCTGGCAAGACCCGCGCGGCGCGCTCTTCCAGATCCGCTATGTACTGCTTCTGACCGTTCATCCAGTAGCGCCACAGCACCTCGTCGCACTCGTCCTGGTACTGGATGATCTTGTCGCGCAGTTCAGGCTTCACCTTGTTAGGGCTGATTGAGTAAAGCCAGGCGGCGAGTTTACGAAGGGGGAGGCAGGTCATTACATACTGCTTACCATCGGCGCCAGTCGTTACCATTTCGGTAACAACTGAACTGAATTTCTCGCTGATCTTCAGAAACTGAGGTTTCCAAGCGAGCCCCATGTTTTCCACCATTGGTCGCATTGCCACATAGGGCTCGTTGTCCTGGTAGACCAGCACAACGGTCTCGCCACCAAACGGCACGGGCATCAACTGCGCACTCATCAACAGTTCCTTACTGACCCAAAGTTTGATCAACCCGATCGGAGCATCGAACCGACCTTTCCTACGTTAGAACAGGTGCCCGGCCCGACGAAGATGTGTCGCCCAGACGCGTAAAAAACCCCATCACATCCTACCTCCAGACCCCTTTGCAAGCAAGTTAATGTAGCCCCGCAGCCCTTTAAAACCGGGGCCTACAGCCGGGGTCGGATGGTTTGATACGTCGCGTCTGTGGCTCAGCCGGGGGGCCGTCGATGGGGAGTTGGCGTGCCGCAACAAGCGCACCAAAAGGGCGCAAGAGGTACTGGCGTGCTACAGCTCCACCTGGCGCGCGCCGTCGTCCCCCCGCCACGCCTGCGGGCTAAATTGGTCGTTTTTTCTGCACCCCTGCACGAAGCTCTCTACAGCCCGCCCCGGGCCTCTCCTGTGCGATGGGAGGGCCGAGAAACCCTGCAAATCCCTGCACCGGGTGCCTCGTTTTAGGAGCGCTCACACAGCGTTGTGGGCGGTCCATTTCTCAGGTCACCCATGGGAAACAAGTAATTTAGGTATGAGGCGGTCGGAGATCGGCTGTAGCCCACACGCGATGCGGTTTTGGGCACTTACTTAGCACTAGCTTTTTTGAGTAAGAGGGAGAGTAATTTTTACGTAACTGACTGATTTATAACGATATTTAGTTTTGGGTTTCTGACCCTACCAAAAAGTAAGTTCATTACTATATCTGACTATAAAACTTACCCTATCCAATACGCTGGAGCCCTTGATTTATAAGGGCTTGACGGGATCGGGACGAAAACTTACTTAAAATACTGGTTTCCCATGGGTCAACATGAAAAGAGAACCGGCATAGGAGGAGGGCGGCTGGCAGTGTCTCGCACTCGTAACTGTGCGCTTACACGCAAACTGTCACCAGAACTGTCACCAACATCGCTTGGGCTCACGCTGACACGCCTGAAACCCTTGAAAAGACTGGAGCGGGTGAAGGGAATCGAACCCTCGTTATCAGCTTGGGAAGCTAGCCGAGGGCTCGCGTATAGGCTTGGCTAAAAGAGGAATTGTGACGTGCAGTTACTTCACATCGCAGCACGGGCCAGTAATGTAAATTCAGCCATCAGATTCTGCTTCGGCTGATGGACGACGTCTTTCTGCATCTGGCAAATCATCTGCTTCATGAATTCGGTCCGATTTAACTGGGTTCGCTGTTGGAGGGTTTCCAACTCCTCTGCGATGAATGCATTCAGCTTGAGCGACAGCCGCTTTATCTGCTCTTGCTTGACGTCCATAACGTGCCTTTCGACAAAAAGGCAGGCCATTTTCGTCTGCACAGGGTTGAACACCTCAAACGGTGTGTTCTTACACCACCCGAAAGCCAGATCGTTTCCATCCCGGGCCTCGCGAGCCAGGTAATCTATGTACAGGCTTATGAACATTTTTCGATGCTTTGTGGTCGCAGCAGCTGTGATGACGTTCATCGCATGATCCAGCCGATCAAGATAAGACGCCGGTAGCCTCGTTTCTATAGATACGACGGCCGCTTCACGCGCTGCCTTTATCGCTGGCGTAGATTGCGCTGGCACCCCAACCGTCCGATCACAGCTATCGCAAACAGCTACGAGCACGTCCGAGGCAGTGCCGACACCGTCGTCAAAGGGAACGTCTCTTCGGAGGAACGTCGTATGAACCAAGCCTTCGCAGAAACTGCAGACCGCTCGGCTCTTATCGCCTTCCTTGTAAAATTTCATGATCGTATGACTCACTGATGGACGCTAATGAACCAAACATCAGGCTCTATTACGTAGAATTTCACGTACCAGCCGCTGTATCTGATCAAATGGACTTCTATGCCTGTGGCTTGATGGTGCTCTGAGCAGGAGTGATGAGAACCATCGCAACGCGCGACTATCTCCAATACATCTTTAGCTGTGACCACCCCCATTGCGAGGAGGTTCTTGGTATCGATGCTATCGCGCTCTTCATGCTGGTAATCACCAGATTTGAGCGCAGTGATCAGCGCCGCTTTTGCTGCCTTAAATCCCATGCGACACCTTCACTCCTTCCAGTTGTACGAAATCCTTCGTACAAAATCAAGCGGTCACTCATCTGTCCGACAGGCAGGGCAGACCTATCTCAGCGGAGAGGTTCGCTTAAAAAAGATTCAGTGCCTGGAACCCGAGATTATTCAGGGGCTTACACAGCAAAATTTTTGCTTGTTACGTCCGTTGTTACGTAACGCACAAAAACAAAGGGCCTGCATTGCTGCAAGCCCTTGTTTTGTATGGTGCCGGCACCAGGAGTCGAACCCGGGACCTACTGATTACAAGTCAGTTGCTCTACCAACTGAGCTATACCGGCGTTGTGGGCGCTGATTATAGGGATTTGAGTTGTCGAGTAAAGCCCTAATTTCAGTTTTTTTACGGGGCTTATGTCCGAAGGCGATTACCGTTATTCACAATCGCTCCGAAATCACGGCGATCAAAGGCAATTTTGTAGAACCGTTCTCATTCGTTCGCAAGCTACTGATTTGTCGAAAATTTAACACCTGTTTAAAAAATGACCAATTCGTGAAATCGTTTGCGGATCAGGGTTTCTGTGTGTTCGGGGGAATTTAGTCAACAGAGTTATCCACAGGGCAGTACGCTCGGAGTGGGTCAGTTGCGCTCGGCGAGGATGAGCAGATTTCTAGGCGTGAGGTGGCTGTCGCAGAAGGTACCGACGCGGACGTGGTAATTGCGCTGTTGCAGGTAAAGAGCGCGGTCGAGGATCAGCCAGAGTTCAAGGGGGCGGCGGAAGAGATTTCGGAGCAGTTCGAGGTTGCGCACTTCGGCCAGGCGTTGCCATCCCGCCGTCTCGAGAGCGGTCCAGTTTTGTTTGTCGGGTGGGGGCAGTTGTTTGAGTTCGGCGAGGTCGCGGCAGTAGTTGGCGAAAGGTTTGTCGAGCCAGGCGCTGGGCAGTGATGGCGTTGGCAGGTAGTCGTCGATGCCGCGCAGTTGGCGTTGCAGCAGGTCGAAGGCCAGGCGGCGGGCCATGGAGGTGTCGCGCTGGCGACGGACCCGGGCGCCTGCGGTGACGGTTTCGCTGAGGGGCAGGCCGAGGTCGTCCAGGGAGAGTTCGAGTGCGGAGGCTTGGCCTTCGGTGGACAGCGCCTGGTAATGGTCGCTGGCGATGCGGTTGTAGCAGCATGGCGCGATGGCCATGCGTTGGCAGTGGGCGTCGCTGGCGAGTTGCATGAGGCGCACGTGGAGGTCGCCGCAGGCATGAAGGGCGATGGGGGTGTGGTTGGCCTGTAATTGCCTTTGGGCGTCAGCGGCCATGACGTCTTGCTGGACGTGGTTGGCGGCGATGTGGCGTTTGGCGCTCAGTTGTTGGCCGGCTTCGACGAGTTTGGGGTCGTATTCGAGGCAGGTGAGTGCTTGGCCTTGGTGAGCAAGGCGCCTGCCGAGGTGGCCTTTGCCGGAGCACCAGTCGAGCCAGTGGGTGGGCGTGTGTTGAAAACTCAGGCTGCTGGCGAAGGCTTCGATCTGTTGCCATTTGCGGCCGGGAACGTCGACGCTCATGCGCGATGACACGCTTTGCAGTTCGATGCGGGGCAGGGCGTCGATGTCGCTCAGGGCTTTGGACTGTGCTGCGATCTGGTTGAACGGGGCGGGGGCGTCGAGCTCTTCGGGGTGGTTGTGAGCGGCTTCGGCTTGTTCAAGGGAGCGCTGGCGCAGCCATGTGGACAGCTCGGGGTGTTGCGCTTCCCATGGCAGATGGCGATGGGTGAAGGGTTTTGGCCGCCATAGGTTTTGATGCTCGAGCAGGAAGGCGTCGAGCGCGTGGAAGCGGGATTTGAGGTCGGCGGTATGCAGAGGCATCGAGGGTTACAACGGTCGGGGTATGCGGTGCAGCATACGGCGAATCGCGAGCAAGCTCACGCCTACACCGTTTTCAGCGATTTCCTGTAGCAGTCCGGCTTGCCGGCGGTGGTGCCGGTCGCTGGCAAGCGGTGCTGCTACAGAGGGATCTTATCGGCCTTGGCTGGCATCCACCCGCAGATACCGTTCCAGCAGTTTGAAGCCCTGTATCAGCACGAACGACATCACCAGATAGATCAGGCCCGCGAGAAAGAAGCTTTGTTCGGGCATGTAGGTGCGGGCGTTGATGGTGCGGGCCATGCCGGTGATGTCCAGCAGCGTAACCGTGCTGGCGAGGGCGCTGGCCTTGAGCATCAGGATGACTTCGTTGCTGTAGGCGGGCAGGCCGATGCGGGCGGCGCGGGGCAGGATGATATAGAACATCGCCTTGCCTCTGGACATGCCGAGCGCGCGGGCGGCTTCGATTTCGCCCGGTGGCACGGCCTGAATCGCGCCGCGCAGGATTTCAGCGATGTAGGCCGTGGTGTGCAGCGTCATGGTCAGCGCGGCGCAGAAGAATGGATCGCGCAGGTAAGGCCACAGCGGCCCTTTGGTCACGGCTTCGAACTGCGCGAGCCCGTAATAGACCACGAACAGTTGAACCAGTAGCGGCGTGCCACGAAAGAAGAAGATGTAGGCGTAGGGCAGGGCGCGCACGTAGGCATTACGTGAGGCGCGAGCGATGCCCATGGGGATTGCCAGGATCAAGCCGGCGACAACGGCGATGGCGACCAGCTCCAGCGTCAGGGTCGCGCCCTGCAGCAGCTTCGGCAGCCATTTGAGGGCGAATTCCCACGTCATGATGCGCTCCTCACGAATCCAGCCGATGCGCGTTTTTCCAGCCAGGCCAGGCCGACCATCGACAGTGCGGTCATCGCCAGATACATCAAGGCAGCGACCATATAAAAGGTGAACGGCTGTTTGGTGGCGGTGACGGCGATCTGCGCGTGGCGCATGACTTCTTCAAGACCAATGACAGAAACCAGCGCGGTGTCTTTCATGAGGATCATGAACAGATTGCCAAGCCCCGGCAGCGCAATGCGCCACATCTGCGGCATGACCAGCTTGATGAAGATCCGCGAGCGCGACATGCCCAGCGCCAGACCGGCTTCGCGATGGCCCTTGGGGATCGACAGCATGGCGCCGCGAAACACTTCCGTGGCGTACGCGCCAAAACACAGGCCGAGCGCGATGACGCCCGCCGCGAAGGCGCTCAGGG